ATCCTCGAGGCGTGCGGTGTTCGTACAGGTCGCAAGTCACCGGAGGAAACTCTGTTGAGCCGCGTGATGATGCTCGAGCAGCAGGTCGTCGGATTGGTTCACGCGATCAATTCAATAGAACGGGATGAGCCACAGCCGGTCAACGGTGATGGGCGATTGTTTCCCAGCTCCTTTAATGCTGAAAGCGAGGTCGAAAATGAGTTTTCCAGAAGTTGAATTAAAAGACAATCCCGTCCTTAATATGCTCCGCGTCAATAAATGGATTCGCGTCAATATTGATCGTCTATATCTGCTGACCAGAACGGTCGAGCATTGGCAGGAGTTAATCGAGGACGGGTCTGGCGTGCATGTGCCGCTGGACGTTGTTGAGAAGTTGTGTGAGATGAATAAACTGACGACTGTAATAATTTTGGAAGGGGAGATTTAATGTTGATAACTAAAGACTGGGCAGATGATGACAGCGGCGGGACGTTCCTGCTGCCTGAAGGGAAATATTCCTTTGAGGTTTCCAAAGCGGAGCAAAAAACTAGCAAAGCCGGAAACGACATGATCGAGATCACCTTGCACGTCTACGACGGGAAAGGCGGTGCGAAAGTGTTCGTGTATGACTGGTTGACATCAGCGTTCAAAAAGAAGGTGGTCGACTTCTGTCGCTGCGTTGGCTTGAGCGATCTGGTCGACGGTGGCGAGTTGACTGCGATGCGTTGCGTCCAGCGGACGGGTGAGGTTCATCTTATCCAGGAGGAGTACGACGGCAAGAAACGCAACAAGGTCGACAGGTACGACTATGAGACGCCGCAGAAGCTGCCAGCGGGGGACGACATCCCGTTTTGAGTTGCTCTAATTATTTCGGCTGCTTCCAGATGCTAGGAAGTCGACGCGATCGTATTATCGATGTCGTCGCGGACAATGACCGCGAAGCCTTGACGGAATACCGCCGCCACTGGGAGCGAGCGAAGGCGACGACGGACGTGACGAACGGCTGGCTATTTGAGCGACGCGGGCGGCTGATATTCAGGACTACAACGGCACACGATTACAACGAATGAGAGGCGGGACATGGACGGAAACTGGATCAAGGTCAACAGACAAATACTCGAGAGCAACGTCTTCGAGGACGCGAAAACCTTTAAGGTGTTCATGTGGATTCTATTAAATGCCAACTACAAAAAGCGGACGCTGCTCAACGGTTTAACGCTCAAAGCCGGTCAACTTTGCACGTCTCGCGAACGCATTGCGGCGGCTTGCAATATGCACCCTTCGAGCGTCTCACGCGTATTAACGCGGTTAAAGCGTTGTAATTCTATCGCGCAAAAAGCGAACAGCCGAGGAAGTGTGATTGAGGTTATAAATTGGGGGTTATTCCAGCACGTCGACTCGACACCCGAACAGCTAACGAACAGCAAACGAACAGCTAGCGAACAGCTAGCGAACACAGAAGAAGAAGGTAAGAAGGAAAGAACCTTAAATATATGTCCGCAATCCGATGGATTGCAGACCGTCAACGGGTCGAAAGGTCGAGCAGAATACTCGGAGGAGTTCGAGCAATTCTGGCAAACCTTCCCATCTCGCCGGAAAACCAAAAAACGCAAAGCGTTCGCAGATTTTAAGAAGGCGATCAAACGCGTTGACGTTGCGACCCTGATGACAGCCGTCGAGGAATACGCGAGATCGAACAAAGGACGCGGCGAGTTCTGCCAGATGCCGTCGACATGGCTCAATGGCGATTGCTGGGAGGACGACCGAGCGAGCTGGGACGAGGGGACGCCGATCCCAGCGGCACGCAAACCAAGGACACAGCAGCAAACGCGATTACAGGCAGCAGAGACGCGGCTGGTGGCGATGCGTTCTGAGTTCTCGATGATGCCGCAAGGCGACGACCGCGAAGCCGCTGTGGCTGAGTGGCAACGCTGCAAGGAAATCCTCGCAACGATGCAGGAGGGGACGCCATGCAAAGCAAGCTAACAAAAACACTACTCGCGACCGCGTTCCTGCCAGCGGCGATCGCCTCCTGGTTTATATATCGCGAGATGACCGCGACGGTCACGTCCTACGTCTTGAGCGTTGCCATTTTTGTATTTATCTGGCTCGCACTGTTTGCGGTGCAGGCTGCCGTCTTGATCGTCTGCGGGTACAACATCAACGGGTCACCAAATTAATTAATTGTTTTTTGAAAGGGTTGAAAAGATGAGAGCGAGATTTATCAAAGTTGGAATACGCGAGCGTATGATGGTGCGAACAAACAACACGGCGGCATTGTGTCACGTTGCGGACACGCTCAAAGGCGCGGGATTCGTCGAGGTGGGTCTGATCCGCTTCTGGCTGCACGTCGTGCGACCGCGACGCGTGAATACATACGAGCCAAAGGTCAAGATCAAGGCGAGCAAATGAGCGACCCTGTGAACCACCCGAGTCATTACGTCGTCGGCGGTCTGGAAATGTTTGAGACATTCCGCACCGTTTACGGCGACGACGCTGCGCTCGGGTTCGCGTTGGGCAATGTGTTCAAGTATTCATGGCGAGCAGCGAACCAGAACGCGAAGCACCAGGACAGTTCGAAGCAGGTCGAGGACTTGCGGAAGGCGGCGAAGTATATCGAGTTCGCGATCGGGATACTGGAGACGGACGAATAGTTATTAACAACTTTTTTATTTGGAGAATGAGCAATGGACGAAAACAATAAACCAAGACCACCATTAAATATGGACGTCGTAGACAATCCAATAAATACGGACTTCATAAACAAGCACCCCGACATAACAACCGGCAAAGAACATCACGTCGCTACTGCTCTCTGTCAGTTTTCCGGTAAAGATGCATATTGCAATCCATCTCGCGCGGCGATATGTAAGAGGACAAGATTATCCAAAACCGCCGTAAAAACCGCGCTCAATAAATTGCAGGAGAAACAAATAATAGAAGTTCTCCACGATTTTTATGAGGACGGCTCATGTAAAAGCAACACCTATGTGATTCTTGCACCAGCTAACAAGGCAATGACAGACCGGCTGAAAATCAATTTTCATAATCAAGGAGCGTATGACTATGACGATGACAATCATGGCGAATGAAAAGAACACAGTACCATATCGCGACGGCAATCAGCCGGAGGACTTGACGCCTTGCTGCGGCGAGCAGCCGCGACAGGGCTGGTCGTTTATGGGTTCTTTTATCTGGTGCAATCAGTGCGGCGAAAAAATGCACAGCAGCACGCTCGACCAGTGGCAGCTCGGCGAGAAGTGGAACGATGAACATGCGGAGACGCCAGAAGCCGAGTCGGTGATCTGTCGACAATGCAACGGCACAGGCAAGACGAGATTTTCGCCGAGGTCGATCACCGAGATAAAAGCACGATGCTCGTCGTGCGATGGCACTGGCGAGATTGAAACCGAAGGGGAACAAAATGGGTAGGATTTATAAGAATTGGTTTTTCCATAACATGTTTGCTCACCCTTTGAGCGAGGTCGCTTATTGGCTGACGCGACCGCTGGGGAAAACCAAAGCGGACGCGATCTCGAAATATATACATGACGCAACTATTCCGGAGGGGGACAGCGATGGGTAGGATGCAAAGGTCAAAAGGTGCTAGAGGTGAACGAGAACTGGCTCGCGAATTGACGCGGGTGCTGGGCGTCGAGACTGGTTCGATCTATCGGTCGGTGCAGCACGCAGGCAAAGAAGGGGCAGGCGACGTCCTCGGTGTGCCTGGTGTCCATATCGAAAGCAAACGCACCGAGAGCCTGTCGTTATATAAAGCGATGGAGCAGGCTCTCGACGACTGCGGTCGCGACATCCCGATCGTCTGCCATAAACGGAACCTCCAACAGTGGCTCGTGATCTGCGAGCTGCGTGATCTGGTGAAATTGTCGCGGGCAGTCGTGGCGATCGTGGGAGAATCTGATGATCTTAATGCTGGCGAATAACACCGGACGCAATGTTCGGAACCTGTGGAAGCAATACCCAGATCGATTCGCTTGTATGTTCGGGCTGACCGGATGGCGAAACGTCCCGATTCCGTACTGCTGCGACAATGGTCGTTTTATCGCGACGACTAAAAACAAGCCGTGGGTCGAGAAACAGTTTGCGGAATTGCTGGAGCGTTCGGCAGGACACACACACCCGCCGATCTTTGTGGTGACGCCTGACGTCGTGGCTGATCGAGATGCAACGCTCCGCGAGTGGGATAAATGGACGCATCCGAACAGTTGGTTTATGTCTTACAACTTCCCGCGAGCGTTCGTGGTTCAAGATGGCATGACGCCGGACGACGTGCCAGAAAATGCCGATTGGGTTTTTATTGGCGGCAGTCAAAAATGGAAGCGGCAAAACATCTATCGATTCTGTCGAGCGTTTGAGAATGTCCACGTTGGCGGCATCAATTCACCGCGTCGCCTGTGGCACTGTCACGAGTCCGGAGCCAAAAGCATCGACGGCACTGGCTGGACGCGTGGCGACAAGCAGCAATGGATCGGACTGCTGCAATATTTATACAGAAGTCAAAACGCACTCGGCGAGAAACAAGGTCGGCTATTCTCAATGTACGAAGCCGACGCAATGGGCGCGAGGATGGATCGCAAAAGCGTCCAGTGGTTGCAAGCCTATTGTATGCCCAAGACCCACGGCGACACGCCAGCAGATTCAACCGAGACTGGATTGATTGACGAAGCACTTACAGAGATCGTGGGAGAATCCGATGACTGATTTATGGAAAAAGACCGACGCCACAGTCGGAGACAATCGTATTTTTATTAGCTTCTCGGGAGGACGCAGCAGCGCGGTAATGACGAAACTGCTGCACGAACGATACCGCGCATCTAATGAAATTATAATTCTGTTTGCGAATACAGGATGCGAGCATGAGGAGACGCTGAAGTTTGTCGACGAGTGCGACCGTCGTTTCGGTTGGGGTGTGGTGTGGCTTGAGGCAATCACTCACCCAGATAAAGGGATCGGCGCGACTCATAAACTGATGGACTTTGAGAGTGCAAGCAGGAACGGCGAACCCTTTGAGGCGTCAATAAAAAAATACGGAATCTACAACTCGACGAACCCGTCATGCACAAGGCAGCTCAAGGTCGACGTGTTCCAAAGTTATTTACGCGGACTCGGTTGGGAGACTGGAATCAAAAACAAAACGCATTACACAGCAATCGGAATCAGAGCCGACGAGATGGACAGGATCAGCGAAGCACACAAAGAGCATAAGTATCTTTACCCGCTGGTCGATCTTGGAATCAGAAAGCGAGACGTCGCACTTGAGATAAAACGGTGGGACTTTGATCTGGGTATTCCGAGCGACGCTTATGGTAATTGTGTTTGGTGTTGGAAAAAGTCGTTGCGTAAATTAATGACGTTAGCAAACGAGGACAGCAGCGTCTTTGACTTCCCGAAGAAAATGGAAAAGTTGCATAGTGGGGTAAAGGCAGAATCAAAGTCAGCCGCCCCAGATGGCAAGCGGTATTTCTTCCGACAATATCGCAGCAGCGACGACATTATCGAAATGGCTCAAACAAAAGATTTTACGCCCTATCGTGATGACGAATATGAACACGGGATCGCGGCGGGCTTGTTCGACGCCGATGGCATTATCAACGATCTCGATATAGGCGGCGGGTGTGGCGATGGGTGCGAAATAGGTGCAGACGATACACAGTAACGGCTGCGGACTCTAAAAAGACGCCTAAAAGACGGTAAAAAAAAGACCGTTTTTCTTTATTTATTTATGCCCAACGGCATTGATGCCGATTGTATTAGTATGCCGCAGGGCATATAATTAGGGCATGAGAAACAATAACACTAACCACGAAAGCAGGAATCAAATGAGCAATTTAAATTTAACCAGCGTATTAAAATTAACAGGGGACGAACTAAGAGCAAAAGCTCCAGCGGAGCTTAAAGCGATCCATGAGTTTTTAATTAATGTAGACATCCGACCCATCTCATACGATGAATACTCAAAACTTATGTTGCGGATTGGTTACCTCGAACGCAACCACGCGGAAACAGTACGCTAGTCGAAACCGCTTCGGCGGTCTGGCAGGACTGGTCGCCTGTCACTGATGAGACAGACCAATTCAAACTTTAGAAAGGCAGGACGAAGATGAAAGTAGAAATATCAACATATCAAGCAGCTGACTTACTATTGCGAGACGATAACGCAAGCTGGTCACGACCGGCAGCTTTTGCAATCGTGGAGTACTTTGAAGAACTGCAAGAAGATTATGCTGTTGACTTTGACACCGTAGCTATACGCTGTGAGTTTAGTGAATACAAATCAATCCAAGAGGCAGCTAATCAATACGCGGACTCTTTACATATTGACCCGATGGAATGGTTACAAGATCGAACGACCGTGATATTGACCGACAGCGACGCTGTAGTTATTCAAGATTTTTAACGGGGGCAACCCCACAACCGAAAGGCAGGAATAAAATGAGCAAGTATAAAGTTACAATATGCAGCAACGTCGAACACCTTACCAGCGGCGTCGAGCTGCCAGACGAGGACAGAAAAGAGATCGCATTGATGGCAATTAATAAAGCCGTCGACACCTTTTGCGATGATGAGATAAAAATTCAGAAATGGCTGGCGGCTCACTCGAGCGAGATCGAAGTCGAATACCAGCAGTCTTTTCAAAAGTGGAACGGCGGGTATTTTTATCGGATGAACGAATACCGAGAAAAGGGATGGGGCAACGGGTTGGCGTTCGGGATCATCGCGATCGAAAGCGACGACAGCCTCGAAACGCTGCCGCCGACCGTCATCAACATCATGGAGCGAATGTCGCATACCTTGCGGACAGTCATGCTGACCGAGGAGGTGCGTCGTGGTGCTTAAAATATTTATCGGAATTTGGGTCGTGGCTGTGATTGCAGTTTGCAGGATGAGCGACGAACAGAACAAACAGATACAGGCGGCGATGCTTTGCGTGATCGCTTTTGCGATCGGCTGCGTCGTATTTTTTAGATAACACACCTATAATAAAGGCAGGTAATAAGATGAACAATATCGAACGAATACAGGCGATTATCGTCACGCTGCTCGGAGCAGCAGAACGCGGAGGACTAGATCGAGAGGTCGCGGAATCTATGCACGACGACATAATGAACCGAATCACAAATCAGAGCGACGAGGCGGTCGACTTGATCGCTCGGCGACTGGTTGAGGTGGCGAATTACGAAGAATAAAAAAACCGCGTCAATGTTGAAGCACTGACGCGGCTCCGTGATCGAAATTAATTACCAACAATCACAGAAGGAAAAAACAATGATACCATTATCACAAACAAAAGCGATAGGCTGGATTGGGGACGCCATGAAGAAATCAAGAGCGATAAAGATGATTAAAAAAGTGAGGCATCGCAAAGGCATCAGCAGCTTCAAAGCTGCCGAGGACGCTGGCATCAATCAGTCGACCTGGAGCCGCACCGAGAACGGACTGCGGGAAACGAGCTGGGACGTAATACTCAAGATGTCCAAGGCGGTCGGACTCGAGGCGACTATTACGATCCGCGATGGCGATTAATCCCGATCACTCCACACCATCGGCGTCCTGCGTCGGTGGTTTTTTTATGCGCTTAGTCAAAGGTGTCGGAAAGCCGACCGAGCCACCTCGCCCAAATCCAAGCTTTAACGCAAAGAATCATCAGGTAGATTGTCGCCATCGAAAAGAACGCAGTCCCCATCCGGTAAAACCATTTGTTGTCATCCATCAACTCAACTCCTCGACGGTTCGCTTCAACCCCTTTTTTTTGTGCATTGTAAAATTGACGAAATAACCACCGAGCGATCTGGCTCCGCGACCCTTCTCGATATGGAATCCTAGACCCTCGCTCGAGTATTCGTCCTTGTATGTTCCGAGCCTGAGATAATGGACGTCGACGAGTTCGACCTTATTGCTGCTGTTCAGCTTCGCTTTGCGAACTGGGACAGCCTCCTTCCAATGGGTGTGACCTGCTGCATAAATGTCAATGTTGCCGCAGGTCTGCGCCGAGTAGTGCGTCGTAAAATGATTTGTTGCTCGCGTCGACGGCGATCCACCGCCAAAGCCGTGATGGTAGTACAGCGTATTGCTGCGGTAAACTGTGCCGTACATTTTGAAATGAAAACGCACCCATCCACCGTAGCCGCCTTCTTGAGCGATGCCGCCGTTGCTGCGGATCAACTGACACAAACGCGAGACGAGGCAGGTGTCGTGTCGCTTGAGGATGCTCGTCTCATGGTTGCCAACACCGATGACCGCGATCTGTGAATAGTACGGTTTTAGCCAGGCGGCGAAGTCGTTGACGATGCTGTCGAGATAGTCGGGTAGCACATTTGACTTACGGAGATGACGACTCGCTCTCGCGTCCGCGCTCGATTCCATGGCACAAAACGAGTCACCGATTAACAAAACTGGCGCGTCTCGCCGCTTTGCTTCGTCGAGATGTTTCGCGAGCAAGTCGCGATCACAATGCGGATTATCAAAGTGTAGATCGCTCAACAGCATGACGCTCTGCACGTCCTTCTGCGTCTTGAGTTTGAACTTGAGCGAGTGGACGTTGCGAGCGTGTCGACGTAGTTCGAAGGTCATAGAGTCTCCAGCAAGTGGAACCCCACCGCTTTCATTGTTGCAAATAATCGGCACGCGGCAACAATGGAGAACATCGGGCAGGTAATTCGCTCCGACCTATAAACCACAAGGATCAAACGCAATGGCATCAGGCACTACAGACAGAGGGAAAAAGTTATTGCTCGATTACGCGTTCGAAGCGTCAACAGTTCCGACGACGTATTATCTGGCACTACTCACATCAGCAACGACGCCGACAAAAGCGATCAATACATTCAGCCAACTGACCGAAGTGGCTGCCGGCAATGGATACACGACAGGCGGCTCGAGTTTAACCGCTGCAACGGATTTCACAGTCACCGAAGTTGATGGCGCAGTCGGAGCGAAGGTGGTCGTCGCTGACGTCACTTGGACGGCAAGCGGTGGCAATCTGCCTGCAAGCGGGGACGGTGCGAGGTGGGCAGTCCTCCTCGACGGTGCTGTCTCAGGTTCGAACGTCCTGGCATACTTTGACCTTGTATCTGATCGCACTGTCTCGGACACACAGACGCTCACGATCCAAGCCGCTGAGATCGACGCCAACGAACCGTAAGCCTCCGAGAGTGAGGTAATCAATGGCGACAGTCGTCACAAGTATCGGAAGCAACTCCAGCATCGACACGGAAACTCCGTCGAGTTGCAGCGGTTCATACATATCCTACGACGTCACATTCTCAACCGATCCCACCGGCGTCAGTGTCGGCGATCGCGTTGAGATTTCAGACGAATCGATGTTCTGGGGTACGTTCGTTTATCGCGTGACGGCGATCTCTGGCAGCACGTACACGCTCGCCTATATCTCAGACGATGCAGGTGCGGGCGATACCTCGCCATGCGACTTACAGGATTCGTCGTACAGCCAAGCACCCGCGACCTTTAAGCGATTCTATTCGTCGATCACGAACTGGGAAGCAGGGCTGGACGACTCGGAAGTCTACTCGTCTTCAGATATAGCGGTCGGTGAGTGCCACAACGACTCGGTGTTTAGCGAATATGTCGCGATCAACGGAGGCGGAACAGTCGGACTCGCGTCGGTCACGTTGTCCGTCCACTCAGGCAGTCGGCACGATGGGACAGCGGGAACGGGTGCGCGGATTGTCCCAACGTCAACCCCGTCAGGCGTCGGCATCGTCAACATCTATCGCGACGACGTAACTGTCGAATGGCTCGAAATTAGTGGAGCATCAGCAACCAGTAACGGCAACGTTGGCGTCAGAATTACTAGCGATGCAGATTCGAATATATTTATTCGCAATAACATCATTCACGACATGAATGACGCTTCGACGGTTTCTATTGGCATATACGACGCGGGTGGAGGCGGTACGTCGCGTTATGTTATGAATAATTTTATTTATAATGTCAACAGATCAGCGGGCGACTCATTTGGAATATATGCCTACACGAGCAGCGGCTTCGGAATATATTGCAACACTGTTTTTAATGTCACCTCCGATACAGATGACGCTTCTGGCATATACGTCCGCAACTCAACATCGGGAATCGCTAAAGATAATATTTGTCTGGGCGTAACTGGTGGAGGCACTGGAAGCTGCTTTGAGATAGGCACTGGAAGCGCAAACGCGGCGAGCGATTACAACCTTTCAGACGATGCAACTGCCTGGGGCAGCAATAGCGTCACCAGCTCCGACGGTGCAACGGCAGCGAACACGATCGAGGATACGACCAGCGGCTCAGAGGACTTGCATCTCAAGTCTGGCTCGTATGCTATCGGTGCGGGTGTCGACCTCGGCACAACTCCCACAGGCGTCGAGATAGACATCGACGGACGCAACCGCGACACCGAAGGCGACACGTGGGATATTGGCGCGGATCAGACCCTCACGACAGGCGTGACGATCACACCCTCAGCGGCAGCGTTTGAGTTAGCTGGGATCAGTCCGACGATACCATCAAGTGGGGTCACCGTATCGCCAGCAGTCGCGTCTTTTGAACTGTACGTTCCTAATCCAATGACGAGGAACCCGTCGGGCATAACCGTCGTCACCAGTATCGGCAGCAATGCCAGCGTCGACACAGAAACGCCGTCGAGTTGTTCGGGTGCGGAGTCGCCTTATGACGTTACGTTCGTGACTACTCCGACAGGGGTCAGCGTCGGGGATATGGTGGAGATCGTAGACGAGGATTTATTTTACGCGACGTTTACTTATCGCGTTACTGCCATCGCTGGAACATCATTTACGATTGCATATATAACAGACGACGGTGCGAATGGTGACACATCTCCCTGTGATCTGTATGACAGCGAATCCGAACAGGCAAGCGCGACATTCAAACGATTCTATACGACGATCACGAACTGGGAGGCAGGGCTTACAGATTCAAATGTCTACGGGTCAGGCGATGATGCAGTCGGAGAGATGCACAACGATAGCGTTTTCGATGAAGCTGTAACTATTTCCATCACGGGAGACACGACACTACACACGATCAAGCTATCCGTACATGCTGATAGTCGACACGATGGCACGGCGGGCAGTGGTGCGCGCATTGTATACACTGGAACCGCTGCCACAATTTTTAGTATATTTGAAAACAATTGTACCGTTGAATGGCTGGAGATCGACGGAACAAATACGACTGCATCGATTCCGCTATATATTATGGCGATATATAACACAGCGTTTGCTAACGTCTTTGTAAGTAATAATATATTGCACGGTTTGACGTCGCCCACCTCTCCGGTCAGTGCTGTAGCTCTCGGCGACGTAACCAGCGCAGTTTCTACGCTTCGGCGATATGTGCAAAATAATTTTATATATGATATTCACAGCACCCAGACGGCGGTGGTCAGATGTGTCGGTATTTATGATCTGTCTACTGGTGCAGGTTCGCAGTTTCTAAATAATACAATTTTTGACGTTACCAGCTCTACAACATCGGGCTCGGCGTCCGTTGTCGCGGGAATCTATACGCTGTCGAGTACGACACTGGCAAAAAACAATATAGCAATCGGAATCACCGCTGGGTCGGCTGCATCTGAATATTGTTTTGTCGTCAAACCGACCGCAACCTTGAACCCTGCCAGCGACTACAACCTGTCTGACGATACGACCGCATGGGGCAGCAATAGCGTCACGAGTTCAGACGGTGCAACCGCTGCGAACACGATCACAGCGACGACCGGAACTATCGACCTGCATCTCAAGTCTGGATCGTATGCAATCGAGGCAGGTGTCGACCTTGGCACAACGCCCACCGGCGTTGAGATAGATATTGACGGGCGCAACAGGGACACCGAAGGCGATACATGGGACATTGGCGCGGATCAGAAACCACGGAATATAGAGATAACACCAGCAGTAGCAGCGTTTGAACTCGCAGGCGTCTCGCCATCGGTAACCAATGGAAGCCTGTCGATCACGGTCGCGGTCGCTGCCTTTGTTCTTGCGGGCATCACACCGACCACGCTCAACGGGTCAATAAGTTTATTACCAGCAGCGGCGACGTTTGAACTGGCTGCGGTCAGTCCGTCCGTGACCGCGAGGTTGCAGGTCACGCCAGCGGCAGCGTCTTTTGAACTCGCAGGGGTATCGCCCACCGCTGTCGCTGGGTCGCTGAGTCTCACAACGTCCGTTGCTGCTGTTGAGTTCGCTGGTGTCTCGCCATCGGTGCAGCTATCATCGATCAGCCTCACGCCATCAGCGTCAGCCTTTGAACTTGCTGCTATATCTCCAACTATATATCAACCTAGCATCACACCCGCCGCCGCAGTCGTGGAGTTCGCTGGTATCTCGCCGAGTGTCCTGCTGTCATCGCTGTCAGTCACACCGTCAGCGTCCGCGTTTGAGTTCGCCGCTGTCGATCCATCTGTCGGACTATCATCGCTCACCGTCGCTCCTGGTGCATCTGCCATTGAGTTCGCTGGTGTCAGTCCATCTGTCGTCATCAGTTCGCAAACGATCACGCCAGCAGTCGCGGCGTTTGAGTTGGCTGGCATCTCGCCGACCGTCACGCTCGGCGGTGTCAGCGTCACACCGGCAGCAGCCATCACGAACTATCGGGCAAGATATGGAGCCGTGATCTTCGGCGGTATCGTCGTGATACCTGTCACAGAGGCAGAATTTGCGTATACGGCGGTCGATCCTGCGGTCGGCATGTCGAGCCAAACCGTCGCCGTCGCAGCCTCAGCGTTCGAGCTGGCAGGCGTCACACCTTCAACGATTAATGGCAGCATAACAGTATCGCCAGCCGTGTCCGTTGTTGAGTTCGCCGCCAGCGTCGCGACAATACACGCAGGGGTCGAGGTGTCGCCAGCCGTCGCCGAGTTCGAGTATGTCGTCGGCGTGTTCACGCTTCACGTCACGATGGACTCTGCCTCGCTCGGTTACGACTGCGATGGACTCGTCGACTATCGTGTTTCGATACCTTGCGACTATGAAATCATTGGGGTCCTCGATTACATCGCGGGCGTATTACCAACCGACTACCAACTCGAAAAGAATCTGGATTACAGATATGACCATCAAAGCTAAACAAGTGCAGCGGAAAAGTTCAGGGGAAACGATGCAGGTGCGGGTCAGCTTCGACGAGTTGCTCGTTGACAGTGACGTCCTCACCGGCACGCCCACAGTCGTCGAGGTGACGACCACAGACCTGACGATCACAGAGGTCGAGACGAACGCGGCAGCCGTCACGATCCTCGGTAAGACTATCCCGATCGCCAACGCGGTGACGTTCCTCTGTGCAGGTGGGACAGCGGGGACAACGTACACGATCAAGATCACAGTGTCGACCGTCGGCAGTTCGATCTTCGAGCGGGAGATATTGTTGAGCGTTCAATAAGTATAGTCCGCGTGGCGATGACCTCGACGAGTATCCCCACCTTGAACGGGAAGTCGTCGCGTGGATTTTAAAAGGGGGAAGCATGGCGAACAAATGGACATGGGCGAACAAACAAGAGAAGCCATCGCAGCCGATGGTCAACACGAACCCAAGCGCGGGCGCCTATACCTACCGCTGGCAGAAGCGGCGCAAGAGCTATCTAGAAGAATATCCGCTGTGTGTGCTGTGCCTGGCACAGAACAAGCCAGTCGAAGCCACAGACATCGATCACATCAAAGCACATAAGGGCGACCTATCTCCTGAGGCGTTCTGGAACGAGGACAACTGGCAGGCTCTATGTCATCGCTGTCACTCACGCAAGACACAGAACGAATCACATCAGGGGCGGCGTGTGGTGGTGACGGGACTAATGGGTGCAGGCAAGAGTTTTTTCGTCGAGACGAACGCAGCGCGTGGAGATATTATTTTTGACTACGATTTAATACTTGCCACGATGGTTTATAAGCACACAGACAAACACCGGAACCCCAAGGACTTAATTGGGTTGATTGAGTCGTTTCGCTTTTCTCTGGTCGACTGGGTGAACCAAACAGCCACGCGTCGAAGCGTTTGGATCATATGCACCAACAAGAATACAGCGGCGTCAGTAGCTAGAAAGGTGGACGCAGATGTCATCGATCTCGCTTAAAAGGGGGGGTACTAAAATTGTTATAAATCGTTCATTTCTAGAAGGTCAATGAACCCTCTTTTTTGCGTCCACAGTATTAACCAAACCAGTTCAGCCAAACCAGTTCAGCAGGGGAAACCAAAAATGATCGCCGATAGAATAAAAACTTTCAAACGCGTAAAAGTCGCAGACCTAATTGACAACCCGCGAAATTGGCGCAAGCATCCCGACGCACAGCGGAACGCTCTGGGCGGTTTGCTTGAGTCCGTCGGCTGGGCTGACGCAGTTCTCGCACGCGAAACCGACGCGGGTCTGATGTTGATTGATGGACACCTACGCAAAGAACTCGCAGCAGATTCTAAGGTTCCGGTGCTAGTCCTCGACGTCACAGAAGCCGAGGCAGACTTGATCCTCGCGACCCATGACCCACTAACGTCAATGGCTGAGACAGACCAAGCCTTGCTCGATGAACTCGTGCAAGGACTAGACATCGACAACGACGAAACGCAGAAGATGCTCGACGAACTAGCAAGCGATCCGGTCATTGATGCGGAGGAGGACGAACTTCCAGAAGTGCCAGACGAACCAACGACAAAGACGGGCGACCTGTTTGCGTTGGGCGATCACCGTTTGTTATGCGGAGACGCGACCAGTGCCGACGACGTTGCGAGGTTAATGGGCGGAGCGAAGGCGGATATATGGCTCTGTGATCCACCGTACAACGTCGATTACACAGGAAAGACAAAAGACGCACTAAAGATTGAGAACGATGGGATGGAAGACCTGCGGTTCCGATCGTTTCTCGTGACAGCGTTTGATTTAGCGTTGTCCAACACTAAGGCAGGTGGTGCGTTCTACATCTGGCACGCAGATTTGGAGGGGTACAATTTTAGAGCTGCGATCTTTGACTGCGGTGAAACAGTGCGTCAGTGTTTGATCTGGGTAAAGCAAACGATGGTGATGGGACGACAGGATTATCAGTCGAAACACGAACCGTGTCTTTATGGCTGGAAGTCCGGTGCTGCACATAGTTGGCATACCGACAGAAAGCAAACTACGGTTTTAGAGTTTGACCGACCAAGTAGAAGCGTCGAACACCCCACCATGAAACCAGTTGAGTTGTTTGCTTATCTCCTGACCAACAGCAGCAAAAAACGCGACATTGTATTCGACCCCTTCCTCGGCTCAGGTACAACCCTAATCGCTGCCGAGCAGCTCGGTCGCAAATGCTACGGGATGGAAATATCACCAGCCTATTGCGACGTCATTATTCAGCGATGGGAAAACCTAACAGGTAAGAAAGCGAAGAAGGTGAAATAATGGTCAGAGGTAGAAAGCCGATGCCGTCGGCAATAAAAGAACTACGCGGCGACTATGACAAGAACCCGCAAAGGCGAAACAAAAAAGAACCGAAACCGCCGGACGGAATACCGAAGGCTCCGAGATACCTGGACAGACTCGCGAAAAACGAATGGCGGCAGACCTGCAAGCTACTCGCGTCGATGAATGTGCTGTCATCGGCTGACCGATCCGCTTTGACGTTTTACTGTCAGACTTATTCAGAATGGCGCAAGGCTATCGCGTACTGCGAGAAGTACGGCGCGTGGACTATCGGCAAGGACAGCAACGGCAACACCACGACAACGCGAAACGAATGGGATCGAATACGCGAACGCTGTGCGGACTCCTGTCGTAAATGGTTGATCGAGTTCGGCTTGACACCATCAGCGCGGACGCGGCTGCAAGTCACCGAAGAAACAAAGGACGAGTTCGATGTCTTCTTGTCGAGGTACACGAAAAACTAATGGCAAAGAAGAAACCAAAAAAGAAGACGGTCGCGATGTCGATGGCGACGCAGGACGACGCCGCGATCGCGGACGGCTGTTATTTTGACGAGCAGGCTGCCGACTTTGTTTGTGACTTC